CGCAAGGCTGAGTCCTCTACTCGCTCTCGTATTGACTCTGATATAGCAATAAAGGAAAGACAGCTAAGACAAAAGGAAGCTGGATTAAATACTATTGATAAGGGCTTTGATAAAATGTCGAAGAACATTGACGCTACTGAGGGATTGATAACTTTCTCAAACTGGCTATCATCTGTAAGCGGACAGTATCCAGATAAAATAATAGGCTGGTTCTATATCTTCAAAAATGTATTCAGTGAGTTTTTGGGGCTAGGGTTGATAATGCTATCAGGGCTTGAGCTTAAACCTACCTCCCCTACCTCAAGAGAAATGAAGGAACCATCAAACAAACCAGGTATATTCAATAGATTAAAAAAATTCAGACCTTCTATGGCTACAATAAAATCCAAGGTAACTCCTGAAAGTCAGTCCGGTACGAAACTACAAGACCACTACCCCACTCCAGAAGTTTCTAACGCAATTAAAGTTTATGCTTCTGCTGTCTTAAAAAATCCTAAGTCTGACAGGTCTTGCCCGGGGTTAACCACTATAGCCAAAAATACAACCCTTTCCCGGAATGATTTATTGAAAGCTAAGAGTTACCTGGAAGAAAAGAAAATACTGACAGTACAAGGAACTACCACGTATGTAAACGACGTAAATAAGCTAATGAGGTATACATAAAACCTTGTAGCCTGTCGTATACAAACCTAAAATGAGAATCGAGAGGGAGGATAAATCATGAAAGAAAATATAACAGTTGTATTTGAAGATAAAATAATAAAGTGCCTTCAAATAGTAATAAAATATGGTTGCATAATATTTGAAACGCCTTATCATAGACTTTGCAATAAAAATGAGAGGGAGGGGAAGGGGAAGGTTACATTACAAAATTTTGAATAACAAAAAGGCTATACACCAATAATGTATAGCCTTTTTCATGCCTATTTATCTATCAGCGATTCATATTTTTCAACCAAAGTAGGCAACGATTTAAATATTTCTAAATCTCCCAAATCTCCTTTTTGATTTGCCATTTCAGTTAACGCATTAAATCCACGTATCCATTTCTCATTTTCAATTGTTCGTTTTTGTAGAGATTCTTTCCAATTCAAATTTACCACCGCCTTTTTTTGCAAATCATAGACTCGTACAATTGCATTTAGCACAAGATTTATATATTTATCGTAAAAATCAGGTGACTTTAAAATGGCTGAATCGTTGGCGCTGTCAATGAATAACGGCTCAATTATTATTGCATTAAATGATCCTTCTCTATGCATTGCATAGTAGTCTCCATTGTCTCCACGTTCTGAAAATACTCTCCTGAGTGGTACGTCAAATCCATTAGAAATATTTTGTGCAATAACATTTGCAAGAATAACTATATTTTTGTCAGCGTTTACGCTATGTATAGTCTCTGTACCACTGCCACCACCACCATTTACGTGCAAATCTAACACTAAATCAGCGTTTCTACTTTTTATAACATGACACAATCTTGTTATGTCAATCGTTTGGTCATCAACTCTAATAGATTCAGTTAGAACATCTTCGTATTTTGATAGTTTTTTTTGCAGCATCAAAGCACACTTCAAATTAATATCTTTCTCACGAAGATTATTTGCACATGCTCCGGGGTCATTTCCACCATGCCCAGCATTAATTACTATTTTCATTCACTACACCTCCATGTCCGGGTTATTAAAAATACCTAATAAAACTAATATTTGCAATAAACTTGCAACTACGTTTGTAATTAATTCGCCATTATCAAACGAAATTACTTTTGTAAGCAATAATATACTTACTATTTGTGCAAAAATAGCAACCCATAGTTTTTTATTTTTCAATTTACTCATAATTCCTCCTACTTTTTTACCCAATAAGTTATTAAAAATCCTGTTATGCCGAGCATTGTAAAAATAAATGTTGCCATGCATCCCTTTAACATGACAACCAAACTTTTCATTTCATCAATTAAATTTTCAAGTTTTACACTCATGATTGCCTCCGTATTTTCTAATTTTCTTAGTCTTTCTTCGTTTTTACATTCGTGCATGTTATATACCTCCGAAATTTATTTTATATCACCTTCTTTTTTCGTATGTATTTTTAGTAGTCGCCACCGCCCACAGATTGCATGTATACTTGCTTTACGACATTTGCAAATATTCGGGCCAATCCTTTTGGATTATTTGCATCTGTTCCTGGTATAACCTCAACTGTGTGAAAAACTCCTCTATTTACTTTTGTTCCAGTTTTCGTAAGGTATGGTACTATGTCTATGTCAAATCCTGTAAGTCCTACAACACCTGTAACAACGTTACCATCCACCTTTACAACAACGCTAGGTGGTAGATATCCAAATTCATATATACCGTGTTCGATATCATGCGTATGGTCTGCAACCGTGTGAGTATGCGCCATTCCATGGGTATGCTCTCCACCTTGGTGAGTATGTGCCATGGAATGCGTATGCCCGTTAATATTAACACTGTGAGAATGGTCATATACATCATGTCCATGCAAGTAAAAATCGCTTGGTTCTTCTGGTACTGATACTTTACTGTTAAGTCCAGTATAATCAACAAAAACTGAACCTAATGTCATGCTACCAATTTCCAGATTTTCATTTCCTGATACTGTTGTTGCTTCACTTGATGCTCCAGATGTTACCACACCTCCACCAGCTGTTGTTGCTTCACTTGATGCACTTGATGTTTGTCCACCTCCACCTTTTACACTAGCACTATATGCCCGAAATGCTGCAACATCATAATTCAACATACATTTATTAAGCCTTACAACTTCATCACTAAGATAAAACTTAATTAAGGCTGCATGTGTAGCATCACAATTGTCCTGGAAATCATGACTATCGATATTTGTTGCGCCTTGACTATATAATTCATTTACGCTAGCTTTAACTTGCAACGTAGATATAGTATTGTTTATATCTTCAACTTTATTACTTATCTGCAACTCAATATCTCCAGGATTGCTAACAATATCACTTTTTGAAATACTCACAACTCTGGAATTAAAACTAAATCCTGTCTCTGAGTCATCAACTTGTACTAAATTACCCAACTCAAATTTATCAAGACTTTCTGAAGTAATTTGATATATATCAGCTGCTTTTACTGTATAAGTAATTTTAGGGATTTTATTTTCCTCTAAAATCGCTGTCATCATTGCTTTTAGTGTAGTAGCATTTTCAAACTTTGTATCAGCAAAAATCCTTGAAATTGTGCCATACGTACCAATAGTTGATGCATCAATATAAGGTAGTCCACCGTTAATTGCAGATATAGTAAGCTGATTAACTCCTTCGCCATATCCAAGTCCATACAGCCGAGTTATAAGGTTCGTAGGGTCTTCAAACTTCTCTATGCCTACTAGATTTCGCTTGTATAATATGCGTGCATCCACGTCAGCACTAGGTATAATCAAACTTAATTTCCATGGATAAACTGCTGTGTTCCATGTCCATTGATAAGCAGTATTAAACGGTTTCGGTACTGCAAATACAGCATTAAGCAAGTTTTCATTTTCCCACTTATACTCATAAGTTTCGGTAAAACTACAAACATCTAAAACCCAATTTGTAACTGTCTGAAACGCTAGTATATAGTCAATTACATCATTTGTGTGGTCTGTAATACTTCCGACAACTTGCAATTGAAACATTAAATCATCTAGCAAAGTTGATAATACATGTTCGCATTGAAAATTAATTACATGTGAGCCTGAATCTTTGTTTTGTTTGGTCGGCATAATCCTAAACAAGTCAATTCTTTCGGCTCCGTCAAAAATCTCTACGTAAGAGTAAGGCAGACAATCCGTAACTTTTGGATCGTCTGCAGGAAGTGAAAAACTTGCTGTATGTAGTTCGTTTAGTCGTTGTTCATACGATATGTTAAATGCGTTTTGAAGAATAGCGACTAAAACACGACTTGAATTATATAATTTAATCATTTTACACCTCATTATGGTTTTATTACTTTAACTCTCCATGTTCCACTTGCTAAATTTATATTTCCACCTGTACCATTTTGCACTCTAATTTTAACACTATCAGTAGCATCTACATATGGATGAGCAATACAACCTTGCAAATCATAAGGAGCACTACATACAACTTGATCACCAAGTGCAGCCCCAGTAACCGTAATTGACGCCGATGTTTCACCTGTTCCAGTCACTAAATCAGCAGGATCCCAAGTTGTCGAACCAGATAGGTCAGTCACGCCAAATTTTACCCAAGTACCGCCAGCCCCACCAACAGTACATACCCAACCTATATTACCGCCTGCAACTGGAACAGTATTATAAATAATATCCCCAACAGACCATATGTCAAAATTAGGTTTAGCACTCAAGTAATTTATATTAGCACAATTAATCTTTTTAACATTGTCTGTAAATCCTGCACCTATTATTCTAGTATTTTGTGCCCAACTAGTAAAATCGAGTCCATCCAGTAACCAGTTAATTATATAAGATGAAGCAACAGATGTAATCATTGCTATTGCGCCTGTACCTCGTTTTGATATATTACCTGTTATCGTAACGTTTTCAGCTGCTTTATTGCCTGATTTATTTATACAGTATGAGCCTGCTAGAACGCTCATAATATCCAAATCAAGTTTGATATCTTTACACTCTGTTATTGTTATACCTCCAGATACGGAATTTACAATAATAATTTTAGCGTTTAAATTAGTTACTTGTTTCTCAAAACCAATGTAAGAATACCCAACATTTGTTCCTTTAGCTAATTTAATATTTACATTGTCGCACACTTTATCAGTGGAACTACCACCAATGTATAGTAATTGGTCATAACCTGCACCATCAGCTTGTAACGAATTTATATATACATTTGATGCGGATATTATACAACACTTATTTATAGTATTTTGTTTTTTTACTTTTATTATATTAACGCTATCAACAAATATATCTGTTACGGTAGAATTATTTGTAGCCATTATTGCAAAAGGATTAGTCCCAGCACTTTTTATATATGCTGTACCTATATGTACATTGTTTACAATATCTGTATTAAGACTTGGTTCAATGTCAAACCCACCTGGCATTGTCATATGGCCAGTGTTGTCGCATATTAATGTATCTACAAAAATATTAATTCCTGTGATTATTGATAGACTATTTCTACCGACACATTTCGTTGATTTTGTATGTAATATATTAATTCTGACATTATTTGTATTTACAATAGTTAATCCATCACCTGTCGGATTTAGCGCATAAAATGTTCCAATTTCGATATTATCGCAAGTGTCTAAACGTAAACAATGTAAAAATTCGAGTACGCTAGCTTGTAGTGGATTATCTTCATCGCCACCATTATTAAGAGCATTCCCATCCATATTTAAAAATGGTATTTTTACATTTGTACAACTAATTAATTCAATTATTGCTGAACCTGCGCTACTATCAGGTCTTTTCATAATACCTTTACAATTAATGCCAAAATTGTCCTTGGTATTAAGTGTTATATTATTAGTTACCACAGTATTTTTTTCTAAAATTGTTAAATTTGCATGTGCTAACACGGCAAAATTAAACGCTTTCTGTAAAATAATTGTCTCTGTTGTTCCGTCATACTGTACCCCAAACCATTCGGGGTAAACATCTATTACATTCCATGTTCCTGCCAAAGTACCACCTAGACTTAAATCAAAAATTTGATATAATCCAGTAGCAATCTTAGTATTTGTCCCAGTTATTGTATATGTATTATAAATCTTTAATATAGAACCATAAAGTGGTTTTATTATAATGTTTTCAGGTATAATAACATTTGTTGCAATTTTGTAAGTTCCAATGCTTAAATATAGTGTAACTTTAGTTACTCCAATTTCTGTAATCCAAGTATTTAATTGTATAGCATCATTATTACTATCATCTCCTACCATACCAATATCTATAGAGTGATATCCTAATTGATTTTCAATTGATTCAAGTCGATCGTCTAAAACTGTAAAAACTTTATTTTTTACGCCAGAACTACGTGCATCTGTAACCTCAGCCGGACTGGTACCAGCGCCTACGATTAAATTATCAATTCTTTCATCGAGTAAATCTAATCCTTCTTTTACTTCTGTTGCGCCTGCTACGCTGCCAGAATATACTATGTCTTGTGAATTATGAGCAGTCGATGAAGCTAAATGATTGTCAGCATCTAAATCTAATTTATCAAGCGCATTTGATACTTTTATACCCGTTACATTTACTGAGTCATTTGTTATATTGCTTGCTGGATGTATATCCGCCGTGCCATCAACGTGACTATTTATCATTGTTCTAAGTGACGCAAAATAGGCATTTAATCTTATATAATCATTTTTTAATTTACCTGTAACATCTAGTATAAATGATGGTAAAGACATTAAATCAGCTCCTTATATATGTAATTGTCTAAAGTTAAAGTTAAAATCTACATTACCACCAGTTTTTGTATAACTTATTACATTTGCGCCTGGCAATAATTTTAAAAATTCTGTTGTATCACCTGTTAATTTACTCATTTTATTAGTTGTACCATTTTTGCATGTAGCGTTTACGTTATCTATTGTTATTGTCTGAGCCGTTACGCTTTCTGTATATGTAAGCGTTTTACCGTTGCAAGTTATACTAAAAACTGTAAATGTTCCTGTAACTAATATTTCAAATAATGATCCTTTTTCAGACCCTAAGCCAAGTTCAAAATTGCCGTTGTACCACAATGTCAAAGTTGCAGCATTTATTTGTTTTGTTGCTGTTACTTTTACACTTGTAGTTATAATTTTATCTATATTTTTTCTGATTACTGGATTTACCTTGGTTGTAGTTGTTACATTTTTACCTATATCATGTACCATTACTGGATTAATTTTAGTAATGGTTGTTACATTTTTACCAGTTGTTTTTTGAATCGTTGGATTAATTTTAATACTTGATGATGTTAATGTTTTTGTTATATCGTGTATCATTGTCGGATTAACTTTGGTAATTGTTGTTACAACTTTATCAATAGATTTTTGAAAAGTTGGATTTACTTTTATGCTAGTTGTTAATGTAAGGTCTGTATTAGCCATATTCACCGCCTTGGAGAGTGCCAATCGACACCCTCATTTAGAGTTTTACTATCTTGTAAACACGTTATTTATAGTAAAAGTTATAGAATCCCCTACTGAAACACTAATGTCAGAAAATGTACCTCTAATTGACAAATCACCGGTTGTCAGATGTGAAAATACTCCAACTTCCTTGATTATTTTATCTGCTCCAGTGCATGTTATAAGTGCAACAATTCTATATGTATCATTTGTTACTCCACCGCCAGATGTTTGCTGTGATACTGTACCTACTGTTCTTGCTTCTGCTCCGGGACTTTCAAGCGCGGTGTCTTCGTGGTCTGCTGCTGCTGCTGCTAATACTCCCCATCCTACCCAATGCGGAGTTATAACGCTTATGCTTGCCAGTAAATCTGTTATTTTTGCTAATCCAACATCTGTAAATACCGCTACATCAGCCATTTTTGTTGTCCTCCTCTATTTTTTTTAATTCCAATTTTTTTTGTATATATTTTGGGTCATTCCAATAATATTCCTTCATTTGTTTTAATTCCATTTCTTTTATTTCTAATCTTTTTTCGTAAATTTTCGCCATTTCTTTCCCACAAATTACACCTAAATCTTCAATTGTGCCGTCTTTTCGCGTAATTACTGCCGATATAGTTATAGTAGGTCTTTTAACTTTTGCTTCCATTATACCCTCCTCAAAAATGTATTATATGCGCATCTGTATTATCCCAAGCTATGTCCATTCCCCAAGTTGCGTCATCACCCCATACAATATCCTGATTGCTTGTAATTGTTTCAATTGCGTGAGGTTGGCACTCAAGCTGTAGTGTTGTTTTACCCAGTCTAAAAAAATTCTCAAGTTCTGTTGCATCATAAATTTTAGCAAGATAATATTTGTCTGGTTCATCGTCAAATATAAGTTTTTTGTAACTTGTCTGACTTATCCATGCTGCAATATCTCTTGCATTAAGTCGTAAATCGTTAAAACTAGTGCCAACATACTGTATTGCAATGCTTAAAACCCTGTTGTCGTAAGTGTTTAACTCAAAATCATAAGTACCATGTTTACCAGGTACGCTCAGTTCTCGTTTTCGCATACTTGGCAATAATACCCTATTTGTAGACTTTGCAATTATGCCATATGTGGTATAAGCATTTATGGAATTAAACTCAAATCCTATCGTACTAACACCCCATTTCCACGAGCTCTTGACCGTTGCTGATTGTACATATACTGTGATATTACTTTACCATCCAAGTGTAAATTAATGTTAATAGCTTGATTACTATTATTGTTTTGTCCCATAGCGGTTGCAATTTGCATAGAAATATCATGTGGAATTACATTTGCGCCACTTGGTAGATTAACAATTTCTCCACCACGTTCATTTATTCTGGCAATACCACCTGAAAAATTATTTACACCACTTGCAAAACTTGGCATACTAAAACTAGGTAGTGAAAAACTAGGTAGTGAAAAACTAAATTTATTTTTTATATTGCTAACAATTCCATCTAAAGTACTATATAACCAATTAGCAGATGATTTAATCCCATTTATCAATCCGTCCATCAAATTTGTTCCAAGATTTATAAATCCATCATACATTTGTCCGGATATATTTTGGATAACGGATAATGCAGTATCCATTAATTCAGTAAAACTATTAGCCCAACCTTTCCAAGTTGCTAAAGCATCATTAGTTCCACTTCTCCATGCTTCTTTCCAATCAGCAAACCAAACATCCCAATTAGATTTTATTTGTCCAGTTGTCCATTCAACTTCATTAACATGTTCTTTTGCTTGTAATTTTGCTTGTGATATTATTTTTGTATGCATATCAGTTGCAATATTAACACTTTCATCACGTTGTTTGGTAGCTTCTGCTATTAAATTTGCAGCTTGTTCGGCTGTAATAGCGCCTGATTCATCACGCATTTTAATTATTTCAGCTATAGATTTACTATATTGTTCCTCTGCATTTTTAACAGTTTCTTCCTTAGTTTTCAAGCTGTTTTTTACAATCTCAGCTGCTTGTAATGCTGTTATTTCGGATGCTTGCTGTTTCATTCTTTCAAGTATTATTTTAGATTCAACTTCACCCTGGGATAGATTTTTTACAGCATTATCTTTCATTGTTAATTGTATTTGATTTATTTTTATTTGTTCATCTAATGTCAACGCTCTTTTTGCTTCAGATGCAAGTCTTAATATCTCTTGTATTTTTGCAACTTGTTCATCTATTATTTTTTTTCTATCCTCTGTATTTTGTTTCATCTTTTCAAGTGCTAATGTTTCCTCAGTTTCAGTTAAAGTTTTAGAATTCAAGAAAAAAGTACGCATAATTTCAAGTGATTTATTAAATTTTTCTTCCATTCCACCTTTTATTTGTTCACCCATTTTTGCAAAAGTATCAGTTAAATTTATTGATGTTTCTTTGGATATAATTTCGCCTGATATTTTCATTTTTAATAATGATTTTTCAGCACTATTAGATAAATTCAAATATCCTTCTACTGCTTTTTTTGTAGCATCTGATATACCAGTTCCAAACAAATTTGCTGCTGGTATTGCATCTGACATTGCAAATTGTACGCCTTTTATTGCTGCAACTATACCAACTACCAATAATGCTGCTGGATTTAACAATGTAAATGCACTAACTAAGATTTTTATAGGACCAGGTAAGTCCAAAAATGATTGTTTTACTTTATCCCAATTTAAATATAGTGCTGTTGCTGCTGCTACTAATGCACCTATTGCTACAACTACTAATCCCACTGGATTTGCTGTCATTGCCGCATTTAAAGCCCATTGCGCAAAGGTTAATCCTGTTGTTGCTGCTGTCCATGCTGTATATAATGCTATAGCTCCAGTTATTACCGATTGTGCTATTATTGCTGCTGTTACTCCTGCTACTGCCGCAATAACTAAATCCATATTTTTAACTAGTAGTTTTACAACTACAATAAATCCATCAAAGGCAACAAATGCTGCATTCATTGCAACTTCAATATTGGATTTAATTTGTGGCATATTGTCAGATGCCCATTTTGCAAGTTTATTTAACTCTGGTAATATTTTTTGACCAATTGGTATTGCTAATCCAACCTCAAACTGTCTGCCTAATCCTGTTATTGCTTCACCAAAGGTATTGTATTTTACTTCATTTATTTTCTTGAGTGCATCAATAGTTAAATTTATTTTACTGTTTGTCGTGTTTAAAGCTAGTATGCCTGATTTTCTTAAATCTTCCCACTTTGTACCAAATAATTCAACACCTTGAGCAGACTGTTCTAATGGATCTTTTATCAATGATAAGCTTAGTATAATGTCCTTAAACGCCTGATTTGCACTAGCTCCACCAGCCACAAATTTTTTGGTAGTCTCGTCAGCATCAAGTCCTATCGCTGTAAATGCATCCTTAGTTTTTTTGCTACCATCTCCAGCTCTTATTACAAATTCTTTTAGCCCGTCTCCTAATACATCGATTGAAAAAGCTCCAGCGTCTGCACCAGCTAGTAGCATATTAAACATTTGTTCAGCCGAGACTCCAGCTCCAGCAAATTGAACTGAATACTCATTAATTATATCCATTAAATCTTCATTTTTATTAAGCCCATTCTGTGCACCTTGTGCAATCAAATTATAAGCATCGTTTCCGTTTAATCCAAATTGTATCATTAATTGATTGACAGCCCTTGTTGACTCACTTACTTCAAACTCAAATGTATCTCTTAATGCCAATGCTGATTTTGTAGCTTCTGTAAGTTCTATACCTGACAATTTTGTTTGAGTGGCAATAAGTCCCATTGACTTACTAATATCTTCAAAACTTTCACCAAAATTATTACCGTAAATGTCAAGCATACTTTCTTTCATGCCGCTCATTTTTTCGTCTGCTGTTCCTGTTGATGCTTGTAACCCATTAAGCGCTTTTTGTAATTCATCAGCCGCTTTTACTCCTGCTACTGCTAATCCTGCAACTGCTGCTGCTCCTAGTGCTGCAAGTCCTGTTGCTGCATTTTTTAAAGCATCTCTCATGGGTGCCATGCGCTCTGTCAATCTCTCATTTGCTTCTGTAAACCTTTGCAATCTTGTTTGATTTTCAGGTAATTGAGTCGCTTGTGTTGCTAATTCTTCGTTTGCTCTAACAAGACTAGTGCGCAAATCTCCTAATGTTTCTACAGACCGTTGTAACTGTGATTCAAGTCTTTGTGCTTGTGTTGAGCCTTCTCCAAACTGGTCTGTTGCTTGTCTCAATGCTTCCCGTGCTCTATCAACAACTTGTTCCTGATTTGATATAGCTGCATTAAGTTGATTTACATGAGCACTACTACTATCAGATGCATTACCAAAGTTAGTTATTTCTTGAGTGGTCCTATCCAAACTAGTTCTCAGAGTTACAAGTGTAGTTTCTGCTCTTCTTAGCTGTAATTCATAATTAACTGCTTGCGCTGACCCTTCACCAAACTGCTCTGTTGCTTGTCTATGCGCCTCTCTCATTTGCTCTACAACACGTTCTTGCAGTCCAACAGCAGTAGTTAATTGTTCAGTTCTTGCCGCCGCAATTGTCATTGCATCGTCTACTCTATCAAGTCCAGCTGTAACTTGACGAAAATCCTCACGAGCAATCGATATTTGCTGGCCCATTGTTCTTATACCTTGCCTAAATTCCGCTGTATCTAATGCTACTCTTGCCGATATACTACCAACATTAGCCATTTACTCACCACCTTTATAAAACATCATCTGCAAAAGCTAATTGCTCAGGAGGGTTCTTTTCTTCATTTTCACATTCCATGAATGCAACATATTGTTTTAGCGTTAGTCTACGTGTTTCAGTTTTTGTAAACCCCCATTTGACTCTACAGCGGTAATGGATTTGATTGAAGTTAATTTTTTTTTTCTGTTGCACTACTTACCTCGTCTTTAGTTTCAGGCAAGCTTTCCACAAAACATCTTGTCAAAACTGTCAATATTTTGTGCATATTTCTAAATGTTATCATTTTTCTAATTTCTGCTTCTGTAATTTCTTCGTCCATGTCACATAATCCAGCATAAACTAGTGTTACGAGTGCGTCCAAATCTTCCAAAGTTATGCCTTTTGCCATGTTATCCATTACTTCAAAAGATTTCATTACGCTACCATGTGCCTTTGCTAATACCGCCATACCACCCATTCCATAGAGTAATATTCTTTTTTTACCACCTAATTTTATTGTTTCACCCATATAATCCATGTCATTTATGTCAAGTATTTCATTTTTATTCATATCAACACCTCATTTTTTAAAAATTAAAAGGGGTATTGCTACCCCAATTATAAAACTTAACGTTCCCATCAAACACTGAAGGAGTTGAACCTTCTATTCAGCTACCGAGCTGTACGGAATCGAACCGTCATTAAGTATTATGCTGCTGTAAAGTTTGATACATTGATTGCTGCAAGCGCATTACCAGATTTGTCGACTACATTTGTAGTTGCAATTGCAATGTGTGCAACTGTTGTTAAGTCGCCAGTCGGATTGAACGTTACGACTGTATCATTTGTTGAGATACTAAGCACACCAACGATTGGAGTTCCATCCGATGCTATCATTACGAAGAAGTTTGAAGCAGTTACGCAACTTGGCAAAATTGCTTCCGAAAAAGTCCAAACAATGTTGTTAGATTTTGGAAATGCACCCTCTGTATCAACTGGGACAATTGTAACGGTTGGTGCTACGACATCAGGAGAAATATCACCAGTTGTAAACCAACCAGTTCCAGTACCAGCCACCCAACTTGCTGCGCTTTCATCCGCTATTCTTTTCCTTAATCCATCGTAGATTCTCTGTACTGCAATCCCAACTACTTTATCAGTTTGAGGACTTACTTTATCTTTTTTAGTCTCTAAATCATCATCAGATTCGCTGAATTTTACCTTTAGAAACTTATAGTATTTATACGTACTGTCTCTCTTTTTTGCCTTAAAAGATACCGCAAAAAATGGTTTAACATCACTTGAAGTTGGTGTTCTAACTCCTGCAACCATAGTTTGACCATTTACATAAGCTCTTTCATCCTCTGTGAAATCTGTCAAATCAAGTGTGAGCTCACAGTCTCCATCATCGTCATATGTATCCACTACTATATCATCAGCATATTGCAGTTCCTGAGACGTTTTATTCTTTATCCCAGCTTTCATAAGTTTTTTAGTAAATGGAAATGCTACATCATAGGTTGTCGATACCGATGTGTCCGTTAATACCTTATGCATAACTAAATTTTCAATTCCAATTCTACTATTTGCAGCCATTATATTACCTCCAATTTTTTATTTTATACTGTAAATGTACCTGTAAAACTCATTATTTTATGCTTTATAATAACGCCTGTATCCAAGGGTTCATCTTGGTCTTGAGCGTAATTTCTTGTAAATCCTATTGCGTTCATTATACGGTTTACATGCCCTGCTATAGTGCTATTATTAGCAGTACTCCAAATATGTATTCTAAATGTAACTTCGCTTTCTATTTCTGTGTCATCGGCAACTAATCCCCTTATATTACCTATTTCATCATAAGTCAAATAAGGATAAATAGGCTCACCCGTAAATTTTGCACTGCCATCAAACATCCTTATCTTAGGTACTAGTGCAATTAATGACACATCAGTGCTTAATGCTGTTGCGATAGTTGGTTTTGCATTATACAATAAGCTCACCCCTTATTACATCCGCTATTTTGTCTAAAACTTCTTGTCGTTTGCTTATTACAGATGGTTCTCCAAATGGCTTTGCTAGCATTTTTAACGTTCCCCATTCAAGCCACCGATCATAAAAAAACTCAGGTGAGCTTCGACTTCGTTCAATCGCTCCAACTAGTACGTATTTCTCCTCATCACCTTCGCCTTTTATATCTGTAACTATAATATTGTCACTAATATGGCGCCCTTGTGATGTTGCTCGTGATACTCTTTGAGCCATTTCTTGGCGCAAAACTAATGCACCTTTTAAGATAGCTTTTTCTTTTATTTTTTCTACATCTTTTCCCATTCTTTCAATTTGTAATAGCATTTCTTCAATTCCATCTACTTGCATAGCCATTTTATACCGCCACCTTCGCAGTTATGATAATTTCTTGATTTTTTTCGTCTGTGTTGATAACATCTAAGATTTCAAAATATTTGCACCTAAATAATAACCTTAAATGTGGCGATACTCCACCAATATAGCGTATTTTAAACGCTTCTGTTATATCTGAGTTTACAGTGGCAAGTTTATAGTATTCTTTTCCCGTTTTAGGCATTGGTTGCGCCCACAAAGTACGCCAATTTATCCAAGTTTCAATTGGATTCAGCTCGGAATCTTGGGTTATTGACTTTTTTTGTAGTGTTATTTGATGTGTTAATTCGCCAGCATTAATCATAATTGCACCAACTTATCCTGCCAAAGTAACGCTGATAATGTAAAATCTATCTCTTTTGCGCTGCCTAATGCTTGGTCAACAGGAGTTCGATTAGTAAACCAGTGTGATATCAATAGTTTCATGGCTTGTATAACCTTTTCAGGTACCGCACTAGCTGCACCAAAACCACATGTAAATGTTATTAATATAGCATCAAGCGGATATGGCGTAAATGATGGCCATGATTTACCATATGCCGGGACAACTCGACCAACTACACCTCTAATGCTTGTAATATAGTCAGTTGCAACCGTTAATGTTGTAATAGTACCAACACTATTCTTGTAACTAATAGAATCAATAGTTTGTAGATTGCCAAGTGGTATTTCAATTTCGTAGCAAGGAAAATCTTGCATTGCCATCTCCCAAACTTGTGTGATATAAGCTTTGCCTTGATACTCTTCGCAATATTGACGCGCTGCTGTTATTAAGCTTGTTAAATAAGTATCCTCGGACGTATACCCTTGATTTAAAATTACATTAACAGAATAAGTAGCATTTGCAAATGTAAGAACTCCAACAACTCTTATATATTGATTATCGCCTGTGTACTGATACTTAAAGGTTTGGTCATCATTTGTCGGAGTAATTTGTGTAAAACTGTACCAATCTACCCAAGTTGAATGATCGTTACTTTCTTGTATTTTTACGTCAAGTTTACCAGTAGCAACTACAGTCCCAACATTTAATTCTACTGTAGCACTATAACCTAATACATCAATATAGTCACCATTTACAGTAGCTGGAGTTCTTAATGCAGTTAATATAGATTCTTCGATTGTTAATCCTGCGCATGTGTCTGCATAATCAGATATTTTTAAATAATCTTTTATTTCAGAAAGCGTTATTGGCTCAGATGTTGGAGGTGTTTTAAGTGTTAAATTATATTTCATTTTTACCCCCTAATAAATATGGTATTCTACTCCTAGTGATATTGTGTTTGGTCCAGCATCTAATGTACATAATGATACAGATATTCTTTCTCCTGCAACAAATCTAGGGGTCATAATATAAATAGGCTCTAATGTATCTTGGGCGTTTGCCTTTATTATTCTTTTAGTACTTACTCTTTCTTCGTATCCTGATAAGCCTTTCCAAAATATAACTTGGTAGGTTGTTGTTGCCGTAGGAGCGGAAGGTGTAAAAAAGTGTAAATCAAATGACTCTCCAACACCTACGCCCGGTGTTGTATGTACCTAACGTATGAGCCAAAGCAACTGCACCTGTATAATTTTTTACATCTAAATGATTAATCATTTTTTACCTCCAAATTTCTTTGTAGGTTTTATTGTTTCTACTATTTTTTCTGCTATTTCTGCTATTTCTTCAACTTTTTTAATTATTACTTCTTCTTTATTTTTAATTTCTATAGCCTGTAAATTTTGTATTAAAGCATTAGCAAGTTTATCAGATAAATTTGCAACATCTCCATTTTTAAAATTTCCTTCAGGACCACAAATATCAACATTTAATTTAACTTTCATTTTTACCTCCTAAAATATTAGAGGGAAATTAATCCCCCGTTATATTTTATTTATTTATGCTAGTGCATCCTGTGCAGGATATACCATATTAGTTTTATTGCTAGTTGTGAAACGGTTATCCTGGGCTAATTGTACATTACATACTACTGCTCCTGCTATAGTAGCACCGCCAGATGTTGCAAGTGTCATACCTCTATTACCAATAACGTACACCTTATTAGATGCGTCATTAATACACGCTAAAGTGCTTGCAATCACATTGTTTTTTATCATGCCATATTTCCCAACTGCAAATGTAGCTGCACCAATATCTATTCCCATGTTTGCACCTTGAATCAAGCAATCTTCAACAAGGAAATCGTCTGCTTGACCAGCTCCCAATTCAATAACGGCATCCGAAAACGCACCTTTTGTTACGCATTTTCTGAACTCAAGACCAACACAAGCTGTTGCTAATACGGCTGCTGTTGCTGCTGTTGTTGAGTCTGCCATAAATTCACAATTATTGAAACTTATACCATGTTGACCTGTCAAAGTGATTATGTCTCCACCAACTAAAACTGGACCCTTAAACATGATATTGTGAAATTTGCAACCCATGTAACTAGTAGTAGCACCAACAACGATATTGCCAATCAATTGTGGTTTATCCTTCCAGTCAGTTGAGCCAATTCCAATTACATCTGTTTTCTGTGCAAGTTTTGTTAAATCCTCGCCTTCTGCTGTTGCAGTTTGGTCACCTTTAAATAAAATTACATTTCTTGCAGCATAACCAAGCTTATCTGCTGCTGCAATGTCAGCATGACTTAGTGCCATAGCTATTGACATTTTTTTTACGCATGATTCCCATGACATGCCATCGTTTGTGTCAACGCCTGCGTTAGAGTCAACCATATATACTGTATGTGCTGCCCCAAGTAGGCTTGCAATTTGTTCTGAAAACATAAAACTTGGAGTCGTATTATAACCATTGGGTATTCCCATTATTTGTTTACCTCCATTCAAAATTTAAGGGCTGTTTCCAGCCCTCTTTTTATTTATGCGTTTTTTGCACGAATCCATATTCTTTCACTGTAATTGTATTTGTCCTTAAATCTCTTTCTAGTCATACCATCCTTTACATCGTTAATCATTTCTTGCGTAATACTCTTTTGTCTATACGGACGTGGTTCTTGAAGCTTTTTTTTAGTTAATTCTGATGGTATATGTCCTTTGTGAGATTCCGATAATTTTTGTCTATGCTCATCTGATAATTTTCTACCTAGATAAAGGAGAGGGCATGTCAACTTAAACCGATTGAAACCGCACCATCGGCCAACGTTGATAGTTCAACAGTTGGAACGGTTTTTGAATTATATCTAATAGCAATTATACTGTCTAAAGCGCTTGCTGCTGTATCAAGTACTAGGTCAGGTCTAATATATCTTTTGCCCGGTCTTACACAATCAAGCACAAGTATATTATTATTTGTATCTGTTCCAGCAGCAGTTACAGTAGCAGTTGTTGTTGCGTATGCTTGACCACTTGCAAGTCCTGCCGTATTACCAGCCAAGGCTTTAAGCGTACAAACTGCAGTAGTTAACACTGTGCTAAAACTTGCTATAAAACAAACGCTATCAAACACGCCTTCGGTTGGGGATGCCATGTCAATTTCTGTTGCCGTTTCTACATCTGTTGTAGATGCTGCTTGATATCCAAAGCATCTAGTAATAAGGCAATTTTTAAAAATAGATTCAATCATTTACATTTACCTCCGTTAATTTATTTTTATTACTTATCCTAATTTAACTCTTGCGAATGCTTCTGCTAAAACTGGAGCACCATCTGTTTCTATTCTTGCTATATAATCAACCTGATTTGTTCTAGCTAATAGTTCGAGCAAAACATTTATTTCAAGAATCAAACTATCGCAAATCCAATAATTCATTAGGTCGCCATACAAACCTGTGTATAAACCAGTTGTAAATGTAGAAGGTGCATATTCAGACATGTTAACGGGCTTTCCAAGTAACATATCAGGAGTGCCCATTACTACGGATGGTTGCCAAATGTATTGACCATCTGAATCTTTCAATTTTGCAATTTGACCAATTCCAAGTCTAGCAAAAATCCATTCCGCTCTTGATTGATACTGTGCTTTTACGCTATATTTAGCATTCATAAGACCATCAAATTTCATTTCAGTTGCAGAATTTCCAGTCGAAACGTCTCTTGCTGCTGGTATTCCATCAACAGAATTAGTAAATAATCCAAGAGGAGAATTAACGCCAGTTCCAGTCATATATGCATTTTCAAGTAATTCAGCAAAAGCATAAACAAGTTCACTTCTAACAATTCCTTCTACTCCAGGTGCATTTCTGATAAGAGTTTTCGAAATTACTATTTCAGCAGTTGCAGGATTTGGCTTAAATTCCCTTTTGCCAAATGCAAGAGTAGTATCTGCGGTTGGTGCTGCAATCTCAGTTCCCCAAACAGCTGCGCTCATTCTAGCCGTACGAGTTGGATAACCTAAACTTTGCGCATCTTTCAATGGTGGTAATACTTTGGCTTTCTGTCTTATGAACATTGTGTTATCAAGCTCTTTAATAAGCTCTGATACAAACTGTTGAGGTGATACAAGATAGCCTGCTTGAGCTGGATTGCCCTGTTGTAATGCATTGTAAATTTGTTTTGGATGGTCGGAACCAGTTCTTAAAAACTCATTAAATGCATTTGTTATTTCTTCGTTTGTGTTTGTATTTTTCTTTTCAGGCTCTTGCTTTTCTCCGATGATTCTTTCTCGCTCGAGATTTTTTTCACCAGCTACGATATCAAGATTAAATGCGTCAAACTTAGCTTCAAGTTTTGCCATTTCATCCTTATTTGTAACGTCCATTTCCTTTCCCTCGTGCTCATTTATAAGAGCCTTTATGCTATCATAAATATTTGCACGTTCTTGCTTTGCTTCGATAATTTTTTTACCTGTGTTTAACATTATAAAATTCCTCCATAAATCTTATTTTTGATACGATTAATTTCTTGTTGCTGTGCTAATTTATATGATGATGTGGGCTGAGGGATTGCCTCCCCATTTTCATTTTCATTTGTGTTTGGTTGTTCTTTTTGCTTAGCTAAATAATTTCTCATTTTTTCAATTACTTTTTCTGAAATTAATCCATCTCCAGTACTCGCTGATAATCTAAGTTCGTTATCAAACATGATTTCATCTACAAACCCATTGTCTAAAGCTGTCTTAGCATTAAAGTAAGTTTCTTTATCCATCATTTCTAATATTTCTTTTTTGTCTTTTCCAGTTTTGAGCATGTAAGCATTTGCTATTCCAACGTCATGCGAAGCTAATAATTCGGATATGCTTTCAAATGTTTTTGTATTTCCTGATACTGCAACCGATACCCGATGAATCATAACTTGGCCAGTAGGTGTAATTTTAAGTATTTGACAAGCCATTGCTACAACAGATGCAGCACTTCCAGCTAAACCAACAATTTTTCCAACAACTTTCCCTTTGTATTCTTTCAATGCTGTGTAAATTTCAGAACCTGCGTATACATCACCGCCACCTGAAGAAATTTCAACCTCTAAATCCTCATTATCTTTCGTGGATTCAATTGCCTTTATTACGTCTTTTGGAGAAACAGCATCCATTTCAAGCCAATCATAAATCCATTTACTGTCATTTCTTACAATTGCACCTTTTATATTAATTTTCATTTTGTTGCGCCTCCTTTTTTTGTGCAAAAAAAGAAAGCACATAATATTATGTGCTTTCTTTTTTTGTATTAAAAAAATTTAATATTTTTTCTTCTCGTTGTTTATCGTAATATTTATATTTTGGGTACCATTCAAAAAAATTTTTATAACTTTTTGAATTATTGCATGATTTGCAAGATGGTATAATGTTTTTATCTGTATATTCTCCACCCTTAATTAGTGGTATGAAGTGTTCTTGTTCTAACTTTTTTTCTTTACCACAATATACGCATACATTAAAGGTAATTACTCCTTATCTATCTCACGTAACATTATACATTATTATCTTTGGAATTGCCAACCTTTTGCATAGATTTTGGTAAGTTATTTACAGCGTTTGCAAGACTTATAAAATTACCATTAACCAACAAAGCATCCCCACCATCTTCTGTTGGAATGTCATTTAAATCTTCAAATTCCCTAATATCGTTGGCACTCAATACACCATTATTTCTCATTGTGTTATAATAGTTTGTTCTTGCTGCTATATCTCCCTTCAACAAAGTTTTGGTATCAAAGTTAGCATAATGGGTTTTCTTTTCGTTGAATGACAACAGATCCTTGTATATGCTTTGGGATAATCTAGCATTCATAGGCTGTATTGCTTCATTAAAATATTCAATGTTTGATTGTTCCATTGAGCTATAACTTACACTTTCCATTGCAAAACATTTTGAAGGTGGGACACCCATCATTCTACAAACTTCAATTACTTGAAATTTTCTTGATTCTAATGCTTGAGCTTCTTCTGGGTTGCTATCCATCTTGTTTAGTTCAAATCCACCTTCAAGCAACACCCATTTATGTTGATTCATAACGCCTGAATACATTTTTCCCCATTCTTCTTTGAATTTGTTAAAGGCAGCAGTATTAATTCCGCTAGGATACTGTATAAAACCACCAGGATTGCTTCCAGTAGTAAAATAATCATCTGCAAAATTATTTAAATTCATAGTTAATCCTAGTACATCACCGGCAATTCTAACGAAATCTTCTGATTGTTCTTCATCCTGAAATCTTAGTCCCGGAGTATACATCATATTTTGTTCATATATTCTCTCACCCATAATTCCTGTGTGAGAGTTCTGAGGATAAGTAACATCTATGTATCTTTCCCCTGTTACAAGATTTCGGTATGGTGTAACATGACTTGTTGGTATATTCCAAATCTCTGTTATAAATCCATTATTGTCTCTTATAATTTTTGCATATGCTCCACTTGTAAGCATAAGATTAAAAACATACATATGAAAAAAATCATATGAAGTTGTTTCTGAATTGGGCATAAATTTTAATAGGCTATATAATCTATTGTTTTTTGCTTTTTCTCTACCCGTCTTTGTTTCTCTAAACAAATCACAGCCAAGGCTAGCCATTGTTTTTGCTACAACATCCGCACATCTTATTACAACTGCTATCTTTAATGCTGTATCTGCGCCAACTCCATACCCTGCTCCACGCAAATAACTTGCCCATGCACTATCATCATGCAATGGCGGTAGCGTTTGATTTTTTATGCTATTTATATTTATATTTATTAATTTGTTAAATAGTCCCATTAGTCACCACCCTTGCCTGAAGGCCATCCTAAAAATATTAAAAATAATCCTATTATAAGATACATAGATGGTTTATAAATTGCATATAATCCATATGCTAGCATTAATAAGCCTATTATCATTATGATATCTTTTATATTTATAGTATTTTTAAAACTTTTTATCACATTAACACCACCCTATAACATTATTATTCCTCTATTTTCATCATATGGACACGCATCCTTACTCAATAATGCCCTAAACATTGCATTAATTATTGCTGCTAATAGGTCAATTCTTTGGCTATCATTCTTGTGTTTCTTGCTAAGTTTAATTAATTCACCTTCGCCGGTTACTTCGATTGCATTTGAGCAACACCAGGTCAGCAAAGGGCTTCCGTCGTGTACGATCTTCCCTTGCAATACTAATTCTCGGAATGTTTTCGTTGGTTCTGAAAGCGTTGTAAAACCTTGCCTGGTCTCTATGCAAGTATAACCCTCGTCAGTCATTTCGTTGGAAAATTGTCTGGCTCCATAAGGATCATAGCAAATTTCCCTCACAGTCCAGGCTTGCGAAAATTCAATATCATGCAGATATGTTCTTATTTCCCTGTCATCTGTTACTGCACCATCAGTTATAGTGCACCATCCATGATCTGACCAGTATTTGTAAGGCACTTTGTCGGTGTGTTCGTGCTTTGTGACCTGTTCAGCAGGTATAAAACCATGAGCGCAAACCGCAAAGCGTCCATCTTGCAACAGAAAAACAAATCCCATGGCTGTTAGATCTATGCATTTTGATAAATCCAAGCCTGTCCAGCAAATAGAACCTTTGACAAGTTTTAAAAATTCTTCCCTTGTTACTGCTAATGATTTCCATTTGTCCATGCAGCCGCTGAAATATTTATTCTCTGATCCAGACTGGAATCTGTTAACTCTCTTTATCATCCATTGCCGAATTTTTGACGGATCCCCGGAACCAAATGCCAGGTCGTATTCTTTTTTTATAGTTGACTTTAATGTTTCTGAATATGAGTCGTTCATCTGAAACATTGGGTTTGCTTTTGCCCAGCACGATTCATCATGTGGATCATCGTCATCGTCAATCTCGCGGATCATACAATAATAATTTTCGCTAACCATGTCACCGCTTAAAATCTGCTTACACATGTTATCTTCTTTGTAACATGGACTGTTTTCTGCATCTTCTCCCGCGGTAGTTATTATAAATTCAAGGCATTGCAGCCGCTTTCCCTTGCCGCTTGCAGTTGTATCCCTGATTAAACTGGTTGGATGAGCGTGATATTCGTCAATAATAATTATCGTTGGACTTCCACCATCTTTGTTTTTGCTGTCTTTTGACAGTTTACGCATCTTACCTTTGCGTGTTTTGTGCGTGATTGTTGATTTATTTATCGTCAATCTCTTGGATATTCCAGGAGATGCCAGTCCCATCTCACGAGCGTCGCCCCAGACTATGTTGGCCTGTTCTCTATCTACTGCACCTATAACAATCTCAGGTGCAAATTCATAAATCGCAAGGTCAGGTCGGTTTGGAATATAAAGTGCATCAGCACACATTCCGTAATTTGCAGTGCCTGACATCTCTGTTGATTTTGTGTTGCCTCTTGCAATCCTTATATATGCAATATCAAAACGTCTAACGCCTGTATCTTTATGTACCCATCCAAACACACATCCAAGATCAAATTTTTGCCAGTCTCCTAGGATTATAGGCTGATTTGCAAACGGGCCGCGAACATGGCGACAGATTTTAAACCATTCAATGATCCTGTCAGCTCTGCTCTCGTCAAAAACAAAAGGGAATTCTATTGTGCCTTGACGTTCTAAGTCTTTAAGATGTCTGGAACATGCTAATTTCTCCCACTTACAAGAAATAATATCACCATACACAACGTTAGTTGCATACTGAGTTACCACATGCATTCAATCACCTTCTCAATCGCCGAACATTGCCGCATCCGCATCGACTTCAACCTTTTCTTTTTTAGGTACGTTTCTAACTTTGGCGAGTGGGTTCAAGAATAGCCTATCCTCCATCTTGATTAACAGGTCCATTTTTTTATTGATAGCAGTTTCTATTGTCAATATCGCTCCGATGGAAAAAAGATCTCTAAGTTGCTTTTTTACTTTATAAGCAAACAAAACATTATCGTCTTCATCTCTACTGTCTAAAAACTCGTCCAATTCTTCGCAATCATAATGTATCTCACTGACGCACTGATACGATTTGAGTAACATTTGATATTCGCTAAATGTTTTGCAATATCTACCGATTAAGGTAACGTCACTAGATGATATAAAATCTATATCCTTGAAAAGGTTTTTTAATTCTCGCCACTTTGAAAATGCAACAGTGTCATTTTTCACATATGCAGGACATAATAATTCTTTGCCTCCAAGTTTTATTTCGGACTCTTGGCGCTGTTTTATTTCGGCTTTAGTTAATCGCCTTTTATTTCCATTTTGAAGATGTAATTGGATAGGCTTTGCTGGTCTGCCTGCCATGTTTTACCACCTCCGGGTGATTATTTGTTCTATTTCACGATATTTTTAAACAGATGTG